CAGCAACATTCCTTGCTGTTGTAACTTCAACATCAACAGCACAGTTGTACCGCAAGGGTTCTGGCGGCGCAGTCAAGTAATTTGGTATATTGGGTAAGGGGATAAAAGCCCCTTACCCAATAACTATTAAAAGGAGAAATATAATGCGTGGTATGGATGAGAGTTACGGTATGGGCGCTGGTGCGTCTGTGCGAAAAGGTAAAACAGCTAAGCAAGTTCGTCGTGCAAGAAAAGCAATTGATGCTGGCAAAAAGAAAATGTCGCCAACAGCAAAATCAGTTGCAACGCCACCCAAGAAACGACCAGATTCTATGGCCGACAAAATTGGTAAGCCAAAAGCAACAACTCCTAAAATGGTTAATCGCAGGCCAGAAAATCCTGAAATGAGAACTACCGTTGGTGCTAAATCATTTACTACTAGATATGTTAAACCAACTTCAGCTGCCAAAGCACGAAAAGCTAAACCACGTCAAGGTTATTAATTAATTCGTAATTTGGGGTGTGCCCCCCACCTTCCAGGGCATACCCCAAGTAACGAAAAGGACAAGTAGTGATGAAGAACGCACAATTGTCCGGCGAATATTACGGCGTACCAATACAAGGTATCCGTCCTTCCGCAGAGGTTCCAGGTTCACGCCAAGCACCACCTAGCGGTCCTTATCTTGGTCGTGGTAACTTTTGTGCCGCTAATGAGGACACCTGTACTGGTCGCAAAGCCAAAGGCACCGATTACTGCATGGGGCATCTGCGCAGTAGAGGGGACGCCTAATGACGATGAGCCTTGCTGATGTGCGAACTATGGTTCGCGACATCTCGGACCTTGACACCACGGATGTTCCTAACAGCATTATTGACAATGCTGTCAAAGAGGCATTCCAACGCATTGTTGCGCTGGAACGCCGATACCCGAAGTATCAGGAGTCCTACACTTTTAATACGGTAGCCAATCAGCGTCCGTACACAATATCTACAATTGGCGATATTCGTGAAATCATTTCTCTTGTAGACACGTCTAGTGCGGGTAGTCGTTTGACAATGATTCCTTACGATAATGCCGAAGATATTTGGTTGGGTAATACGGACACTCCTTCTCGTCCATATTTTTACGCAATGTGGGATGCACAGTTGCATCTTTATCCAAAACCTGATGCTGTTTATGCGATAACCGTTCGCGCTTATCGCAACCCTGTTTACACTTGGTTGACGAACACATCTGAAGCAATTGACCTTGATGAGTGGTTTCATATTTTGCTTGCCTATTTTGCTTTGGCTCGTGTTTATCAACGTCAGGAAGACCCAGAGCTTTCGTCTATGTATATGCGTTCATTCGAAGAAGGTGTAGCGATGGCTCGCCGTGACTTGATGAAGACTCCTAGTGCAAGACCTTTGTTGATGTCGGGTGGTAGGCAGTATCCAACTATGCGTCGTTGGTTGCAGACTCTTGGCGCAACGCTAGGTACGTAATGGCGCAGATTCTTCTTGAGCGTTACGACGATTTTACTGGTGGTTTAAATCTTCGTGCCGACCAATTTTTGTTGTCCAAAAATGAGTCGCCTGACATGTTGAATGTTGAGATTGACCCTCGTGGTGGTGTGTTTAGTCGTGGAGCTATGCAGAGGTTGAACGCTACTGCTGTGACTGGTACTTGGGCGCCTGACAAACTTCATGCTTTCTATGGTGCTGTGCCGGTGGTTATGTTGGCTAACAGCACGAAGGTTTATCGTTCTACTGGCGGAAACTTTTCTACTCTTGCTTATTCGTCTGGTAATGATATTGCTACAACGAACGCGCATGGCGCGTCGTTTGCTAATTGGGGCGACACTCTTTACATCAGCACAGGAGCCTCTGGGACGGCGGGATACAGATGGAAAACAACAGATACATACGCAACAGCCTTGACCGCTTCTGGACCTACTTGGCAAGCTTACGTGAGCCCTGTGGCGGGGTTTATGCCCAAAGCCGAACACAACATTGTGCATGCCAACAAAATGTTCGTAGCAAACACCGTGGAAAATGGGGTGGCTTACCCAGATAGGTTGCGTTGGTCCCATGAGGGTTTGCCTGAGGATTGGCTAGAAAGCGACTTTATTGATTTTAAGGGTGGCGGTAGTGGCATCAATGGTTTAGCTGTTGTGCAAGGTCAATTAGTTATTTTTAAAACTAACGCAATTTATTTGTTGGTTGGTACAGATTCAAACAACTTTAATGTTGTTGAGTTGACAACGACTCTTGGTTGTTCTAGCCGCAATAGCATCGCTACTGCGGAACAAGGTGTGTTTTTTTATTCAACTCCAGAAGGTCTGTTTTTTTATGATGGTTCTGTTGTTCGAGATATTTTTGACCCGCTACGACCAATAGTTGATGACAAAGAATTATCTGGGTTAAGTACTGAACCTTTTAGTGTTTCTTATGTTGGTCGTCGTGTTTGGTTGTCTTTGCCTTATGACCCTGATGGTTTGGCTACTTCTCCTACCGCAAGTTTTGTGTACGACCCAAGTATTGGTCCAAGGGGTGCTTACACAAAGTTTGCCACACATGACAGCAAAGGTGTCATTGGTGGCATTAACTGGACTGATTCAAACAACGACAATCTACGATTGTTTATCCATCCAACACAAGCGTACGTGTTGAAGGTTGATATGTACGACGAAGAACAAGACAACATTAACGGAACACCAACTGGTTTTGTTTCGTTTTATCGTACGGGTTGGATTGATGGTAAGACTTACGCTCAAAAGAAAATGTTTCGTCGCCCAGATATAGCGTTTAAGCAAGTTGACACACAGCGAACAATTAACGTCAAAGTGTTTCACAATTATGAAGAATCGTCTGGTTCTGAACGCAAACAGTTTAATGCAATTCTTGGTGCTTCCGGTTTGGGTATGCAATGGGGTGTAGATAACTGGGGTACAGGTTTGTGGGGCAAGAAATCTGTTGGTGTGCAAATCGTAAATGGTTCTAATCTTGGTTTTGCTCGTTCGATACAGCTTTTGTTTACTGGACCGCTTTCAAAGGATTGGGGTTTTGACTCTATCGCTATTAAATACAACAACCGAAAGATGACTGGATAATGGCTCTTACAGTACCTTACTCATTTACTAATGGAACTATCGCTGAAGCTGGTGAGGTTAATAGCAATTTTACTGCTGTTAAAACATTTGTTGATGCGCTACAAAATGGCACAGGTTTTGATGCTGGCGCTATCGGTGAAACCGATATCGCCAACGGTGCAGTTACTGCTGCAAAACTTGCCAATACGGCTGTTACGGCTGGTTCGTACACAACGGCAAATATTACGGTAGATGCTCAGGGTCGGCTTACCGCTGCTTCTACTGGAACTAGCGGTGTTACTGGTGATAGTGACCAACTTGTGTTGGGTTCGCAGGTGTTTGGTTAATGAATACTTGGACTAATCCGATTGTCAATGCTTTGAAGACGGATGATGCTGTTGCGTTGCAGCAAATCTTTTCGTCTTTGTCGCAGGAGATTGGTCGCATGAATGAAAAAATTCAGCAGTTAGAAATTCAGATTAGTAGAAATAATCGTAAAGATTATCAAAGGATTAGGTAATGTCTTACAATCCAGCTGATTACGAGGCTCGTAGGCGCGGGTATACGCAACAGTATGGCGCAAGTGGCGCTATGAATGCGTACGCTAATTTTCTTTCTCAGCAACGTGGCGCTCGTGAGCGTCGTGGAATAACTGAGCAGTATGACAAGGCGCAACCTCAGGTTGTGGCTGGTTATTCTCGTCGTGGAATGGTTGGTCCTAATGTTCGGTCTGGTTTGTTTGCGCGTGGTTTGCAAGATTTTGCAAAGCAACGCGCACGTACTTATTCGGAGTTTGACCAGGGGCAACAGGAACAGCAACGTGCTTATGAACTTGGTGAGGCTCAACGTCTTGAGGCGTTTAGGAATCAGTTGGCGGATATGGAATCAGAGAAAGCACAAACTATTGCTGACGCTGCACGTCAGCTTTATGCACGTAGAGCAGGAGCAATATAATGACGCACGTACCGGGGCATAATGTTAAACAGAGTGGCAATGTTTTTGCTTGGAACCCTCGAGGGTGGGGTTATGGTTCGCCTATTCCTGGTGTTACACCAACCGAAGATAATCCTTTTGGGGCAAACGCTAGTCAACAACAACGAACCAATTATGATTTAACGGGAAATATTAATTATAGTGGTCAGCCGCAGGTTTCTCAGAGTAGTTCTGGTTCTGATATGGCGCAGCTTATTGCTGCTTTATCTTCTGGTCGCTCTGGTTCTGGTTCTGGTGCGTCTGACAGACTTGCTCGCGATAAATTTGAGTACGAGAAACGGCAGGATGCTTTAAATAGGGCGAGCGATTTGCAGACAACAAATTTGGCTCGTGAACGTGAAGGACGTATTACGTCTGGTTTAGAAAATTATTATGGTGGCGGTAAGGGAACTTTTAATCAAGGTTTTGACAAATTGTTGGGCATGATAACCGACCAAGGTAAAGTTTCCGAACAGGGTGTAACGGGTGCTTATGGTCGCGCAATGACGAACATTGGTAAAGGATATGATGTGGCATCTGATTTAGGAACAGCTGGATATGATGCGCTTAATCAGTATCTTTCACAAAATCAAAATAACCCTTACGCCGGTATGCAGGCAACTGTGGGAAGCGCACCAGACGCTCTCTCGAGCTATCTAAGCGCCTATGGTGTGTCCGACCTGCCAGTACAGGGGCAAATTCAAGCAGACCAACTACAAGCACAACAGGGTGCGGGTAATTATCAGAACCTTATTGATATTCTTAGTGGTGTTGCTCAGCAGGGTGCTAGTTCTCGTGGGGCTGAGTCTCAGATGGCTCAGTTGTTGTTTAATACTGGTTTAGGTCAAGACAGGGCTGGTTATACAAGTGAAGCTGAGAACGCGCAAGCGCAGGCGCTTGCAGCGTTACAGCAAGCTATGTTTCAGTCAAGGTTTGGTGTTGAGGGGGACCGTAATAGTTTGGCTAATCAGTTGGCTCAGTCTGTTATTCAAGCTGGTGGTAATCCGAACCTTGCACCCGTTACTACACAACCACCAGTTGTCACACAACCACCAGACCCTAGACTTGTTGATGGTCAACTTCCAACCGCAGGCAACATGTATGAAGGACCCGGATTGCAGGGACAATTGCCACAAACAGCAACCCCACAAGAAATTGTTGCCAACCAATTAGCAAACCTTTTGGCACCAGCACAAGCCCAAAACACTACAGCACAAGAATTGCTTGCCGAGCTTAATGCTCGTCGCGGCAGGTAACGAAAGAGCTTATAAGCGTATGGACCCACAGTTGTTGGCTATGTTGGTTGCGGCTTTAGCACCAAAAACTAAAAGTGGTTCAAATATTACGCAATCAGATATTGACCCGTTTCAGCAACTAATTATATCTCAGCTGATGGGTACTCCTTCGCAAAAACCTGTTGACGAAGACATGATTCGCCGCATGGAAGCCCCTCAATGGACCGCTATAAGCAACTACGGGGAATACACAGAAGAAGATATTGAACCAAAAATTCAACAGTTCATTTTGGCTGGTTTACCATTAAGTCAAGTTGAGAAATCAATTAAAGAAGAATTAAAGAAAACTGGGAAAGCATCAAAAGATAATTTGAAATCGGCCAACGCTTTGGCTAAAGATTTATATAGCGAGTTTGTGAACGCAAACAACAAAATACAACAAACTAAAACAAAATCTTTTGAAAACAGTCCTTACACAAAAATGGGTATTTCTGACCCTTCAGATTATCCAACGGCATCCGTTGAGGATACCGTTGGTATGTATCCTGAAATGTTTGCAAATTTGGCTTCCCAAAACAGATATCGAGCGTTTGCTAAACCTGTTAACCCAGAAACGTCTAAGGAAGTTAAGGGTGCAAAATATGAACCTCGCACTCAAGGCGATGAACAGTTTCTTGCTTTGCAGCGTTCTGTTCAAAAAACAAAACCTGGTTCTTCAATAAAGTTGGACACCGAAGGCGTTAAAGCAATGAACAAGTTTAGGGAGGCGCAAAAAGCATCTGACCTTGCAAGTCTTGCGCGAACACAACAACGAAATACGAACACCCAGTTGCGTCAAAGCGCTGAACAGAAATCAGCCAACGAATTAATGAAACGAATCGTATTAACAAAAGTTTTAGACAACCCTAAGCTGTTTGCAAATCCTGAAGTACAAAAAATTTTAGGAACTTAAATCATGGTTATGAATCCTGACGATTTGCTTAAATCTTTAAAGCAAATCCAAAAAGGTGTTCGTCCTTCTCCGGTTACTAAGGCAACAAACACAATAAGTTCTTCTGGTTGGAAAACACCAATTCTTAAATCTGGTGCAACAAAAACCGCTGGTTATGTAAACACAGAAACAACTGCACCCGCCGAATCTTCTGGGCTTAAAGGAGCCGCTTTAAAAGTTGTTGCTAAAACTGTTGGCACAGTTTTAAAACCTTTAATTGTTCTTGACACGCCTCGCCGTGCCGTTATTTCCGGTATTAGAGAAACTGTGGACGCTCTAGATAGCGACCCAAACACAACCGCAAGTTGGAGTGATTTCAAAAAACAAACATCGGACCCTGTTTATGGTTTCGGTACAGCTTTCCCGATGAAAGGTTGGGCTGGTAGGGCTATTGGTTTTGTGGGTGATGTTCTTCTTGACCCAGTAACTTATGCGACACTTGGCGGTGCTGTGCCCGCCAAAGCTGTCCTTAAAGGCACTCTTACGGCTGCTGGTAAACCGATGCTTACCCGTGAAGCTCTTGGTGGAATTAAAAATGTTACTGGTCGGCAAGGGCGTGCCGCCCTTGCCAAATTGTCTAAAGACCGTTTGCAAACATTAGTTGTCAATGGCAAAAAACTTACACAAAGCGAAATTAACGGAATAGTTAAAGACGTTGCTGCTAGAGGCAAAAGTGCAATGCCAGGATTTTTGAAAGACGACATTGGTATTAAGGGTCCTGGTATTTACTATTTTGGTTCAAGAGTAAAAGTTCCTGGTAGTGGTGTTGTTGGAGATTTGCTTGAACGTGGTTTAACTTCTACTCGTTTATCTTTGGTTAGTAACAAATTTAAAGCGAACCCTGGACAGTATGTTCAAAAACTGTTTACTCCTGACGGCACTTTTCAAGCTGTTCCAATTGAACCTAATGCAATACGAAACTTTCGTATTGGTTTAGCTAATGGTACTTTGTCGCCAGAGCAAGCAAGTATGGCTACCGAAGTTTTGGCTGGCGCCGATTTCGAAAGATTAGCCACAGCTAAAGCAACAGAAAATGTTACTCAGGGGACCATGGATATTGTGGGCGACCCCAAAGCCCAAAGATTTAAAACTGCTTTTCACAACGAAATAGAACGCGGCACTCCTCCCCAACTTGGAGATGAACGTTATCCTTTGTATCAAAAAATTAAAAACTTTTTTGATACATACGCTGATGATGTTGAAATGGATGCAATTGAACTTGACCCAGATTTTCCTTTTAGAAAAAAAGAAAATTATTTTCCGCATATGGAATCAGACCAAGCAATCAAAGACCGTTTGCAGATGGGCGACGAAGCATTTGATAAACAACTTGGCATAGAACGCACTATTAGTGAAAGACAAAAACTTGGTAGCAGTTTTAGGCAAAGAAGATTTAGGGCTGGCGACATATTTTTTGGTCATCGTCTTAAAGAAGAAGATTTGTTTATTGACCGAATGAACCAAATGGCAAGAAAGCCTGGCGATGAACTAAATCCTTTTACTAAAGAAAAATTCAAACCAATAAATTACGACTACTACGAAACAGACGTGGTTAGAGTTGTTGAAAAATATGCACGACAATATGCGAACACAAAAGGTTATTTTGCTTTTGTTCGTTACTTGAAACAAAATGGTCCAGATTTTATGGCACAACTTTCAAGAGTTGTTCCTTTTGAACCAGATGCTGCTGGGTCAAAAGCGATGCTTTTACCAAAACAGCTTTCTGATATTGGTACAAAAACGGGTGAGATTGTTACGAGGGCAGAGAAGGCTGCAACTCAGAGTGCTACGGCTGTGCCGGTATCTGTTGCGCCAACCATTGTGCCTACGGCCCCTGTCCCCGCTATTGTTGTTCCTTCGCCAGCGTTGCTTGTGGATGAAACAGCACCACCGGCAGCGGCTGTGTTGTTGAGCGATATTGAACCATCAATGGGTGAATTAAAAACATTTATTGATGATTTTGCTAGCAACTTTGAAACGTTGCCGCATGTTGTTATCAACATGCAGGAAACTTTTAATCGGCTAAATGCTGACTTTGTTCAAATGACAAGAAATGCAACTGTTGAACCTGAACAGTTGGAAAAGTTTGCTGATGATATGGCTAAGTTTAATCGGGATAATCTTGGGGCGTTCCGAATGAACAACGACATACCCAAAAAACCTATTTCCGAAGCTGTTTATCCTAAGTGGTATAACGAAAACAATGAGCGTTACAACAATATTGTTGGCGCCGTTAACGGCGACAACAAATCTACCGAAAAATTAAATAAGTCTTTAGATTATTTGAAGGTAAGAATTGAAGCAAAACTTGGTGAAACATTGCCAGAAGAACCTAAAGGCAAGTTGGTTCGTGGTATTTCTGGTAGCAAAGTTACGCCAGCAATGCAAAAGAAAATCTCTCAATCTATTGTTGATGAAGAAGAAAGTATTCGTTTAGGAAGATTGGGTGTTGTTTCCAAAATAGTTCAGCGTTGGAACGCAGCCAAAGAAGCTGTTGACAAAGCCAATCAAGTCGGCGTTGTAAGTAGTAAAAAAATATTTCCCGGTCAGGCACAAGCCGAATCTGGCGCTGTAAAAAGTTTTAATGCTTTAAACGATTTTCAGGTTATTGACCAAGTTTTTACACCTGACCAGAGGGTTGCTCGTGCTGTTGAAGCTGGTTTTGAAGTTGAGAACCTTGTGCATTTCAACGAGTCGCTTATTGAACTTAAAGATTATGCTGACCAAATTAAAGCAACAAACATTGGATTAAGTGTTACTGATGAACAAATTGTTGAGGTTGTTACTAGGCATGCGCGTCCGCTTTGGCGGAACGCGACATTTGCTTTGAACAGGGTTGAAACGCAACGTCTTGGTTTGCAAACTTTGCGTCAAAATGGTGTAATAAACGTTGATGAAGCGATTAAACAAATTGATAATATTGTGGGCGAAAAAGATGCTGTTGGTAAACTTCTTAGAAGTAACTACAAATTAGATGCTTTTGTTGACCCCAAAGAAGTTAACAAACGAAATATCGTAAGTTTGAAAGACCCGTCATCGCCCAAGGTTACTCAAAAAGATATTGAACTTTATTTTAGGTTGCAGTTGGGTGGCGGAATTGAAAATGGTATTTTAGATATTAAGGCACAAAAATATAAAACAAGAATTGAGTTTTTAGAAGACTCATCAAAACTTGGGCAAGATGTTAAAGAAGTTTTGTTTCCTATAAATAAAACAAAAACTTTTAAACAGTTAAGCACCGAGGTTGAAGGTCAACCCGCTGTTATTAAACACAATAAAGAATACAAACAAGGCCCAGTAAGCGTTGTTCAAAAACAACGCAAAACAGAACTTGATGGGCTTCCAAGCACAATGGCTAAAGAATTTGTTGGCTATCTTAAAAATCAAAAAAGTAGGGCTGAAAAGTTTAGGGAACGTATTAAAAACAATATTGCACCCAAGGCTGCTGCTGCTCAAAAAGATTTAGATGAGTTTAATCTTATTCACGAAGAAGCAATAATTGGGTGGAAGAACGATGTTTTGTTTGCGCTTAATCCTTTTGTTTCTCCGCGCGAACGAACGGTTCCTGGTTACGCTATTGATGGTCCGCTGATTGAAGGTTATTTGCGCGCCAAGGTAAGAGAACATTTTCCTGCTCAAATGGGTTTTTATGAAGACTTTGTGCAAGAAAACAAAACTGCTTTTGATTTTCTTGCCAGCCTTGCAGTAAATGACAAGACGGGTCCAATGACTGATTTTGATTTCCGTATCGGTATTGCTATGTTGCAGAAAGAATACGTTAAACAAAAAGGTACTGGCGTTTTTAGGCAAAACATTTTTACTCGAATCATTGAACAGTTTGAGATTACTACAAAACCGGTAGATGTTACCTACGAACAGTTTTTTGATGTTGTTACGCACACATTGGGGGTCAAGTTTGTTGATGACGTAAATCTGGCTGTTGCGTCAACTCGTTTTGATTTAATGGAAAAAGTTGTTAGACAAAACGAATATGCTTCACGATTGCTTTCCAAAGCAATCGTTGCCGAACAAGAGTACCTGACAGCAACACCTAACAATGTGTTTGCAAAATTTCGCAATCAACCATTACAGCCAAAGACGATTTCTGAACCAACAACCAATTTTGGTTTTAGGGCCAAGCAGATAGCAATGGAGGAATCAGATTTTTACCCGTTTGCTAAATCTCAAGAAAAACGCGCTAATACTTTGTTGGCGCTTAAAGATTTAGATGCTGACAAAGTTGATTGGACTCTTGGTGGGCGTACACAATTGACGATGAGGGGTCAACCTTTTTCTATTAGTCCAGAAAAATGGGGGTTGATAGTTAACACAAAAAATTTGTCTGGTTTACCGGGAGATGAAATTGATTACATTTTGTCTTGGTTAAGGGATAACAACGTTAAACAAATAGTTCTTGGTGAAGATTTTGCTAAACTTGGTTCAAACATTTCTGATGAAGAAATGTTAAGTAAGTTTGTTAATCATGTTTACGAAACGCAACCTCAAGCGGTTGCTTCTGATGCTGCGAGGGGTTCTCGTGCGCAGTCAATTAACTCGGTTTGGGGCAAGGCTGATGCGAGTAAATATTTGATTGAGATTGACAGACTAAAACAAATTAATCGAGCTAACGCTGCTGCGCAACAAGCTCAAGACCCTGTGCGCGTTATTGATTCAATAGTTTCAGAGTCTCAGTCTTTGTCTAAAAGACGTGCTGAGGAAGCTGTTCATGTTCGTCAATGGGCAGACGGTTATGGTACGGACACAGATGACGTGTTGAAGGGGCTTGTTGAACAGAAAAGACGGATGGAAGAACAGTTGTTGAGCGAGTTTGAATCGTATACGCAAATAAATCGTCCGCAACGTAAATCATCTGTTTCGGCGGCTGGACCCGATGAAGAATATTTGCGGTTAAGACTTTTAGATGTGCCTGAATCTGTTTTAGATGGTCCTTTAGATGAACTGAATCAATACATGTTTAATCTTAATGGACAAGCTTATGGTTTGATTGAACGTTTTAATTTGCGAGTTGATGCGCTTGATGGTTTGTTTAGGGCTACACCTGATGAAGTTGCTCAGTTAAGTGAGCAACGTTTGTTGAAAGAAATTGAAGTTCTTCAAACTTTAAAACAAAACAAAATTGATACTAAGGCGACGAAAGGTAAAATTGATGACCTTCTTCGTCAGCGTAGAAGAATATTGGATACAAGGGACCCACAGGCTGCTGAAGATGCGGCAGAAGCTATAGCGAAAGATAGAGCAGAAATGGGTCCTGATTGGCGCAACAATCTGTTGAGCAAACCTGAACAAGCTGCGATGCGTCAACAAGTTGACCGGATGGTTAGCCCTATTTCCGACCCAGAATTTATTGGTGCTGAACGTGTGGGTGAAATTGGCGACCGTTTTTATGAAAGAGCTACCGAAGGTCCTGCTGGTCGTAATGTAATAGGTGAAGGTACTTCTGCTCAAATGTATCAACAACGTTTGCCTGATTACGAAATGCGTTATGAATACAATCCTGACGTAAATTATGACCAACAACCGTTTAAATATGGAAAACCATCTACTGAACCTCCTTTGGCAGAGCAACGGGTGGTTATTACACCGCAAGAAATTGAGGAAACAATTCAAGCAAATGAAAGCAAAACGTCTGCTCACAATTTTAACCTTTTAACTCAAAACATTTCTAGTCAAGTTAAACAGGCAAAACTTAATTCTGTGCCAAAAGGTAACGCAGCAAAAGTTGCAGCGGATGTCAACATAGTTGACACCGCAGCATTGGAACAGATAGAAAATGCTAAACAGGCTTTGAAGAATGCACAAAAAACTGGTGCGCCTACACCTACCGAAGATGTGTTGATTAATATAGGTGTGCAACAAGCAGAGATTTTAAACACGGTGGCTGATTTGCCAACCGAAACAGTTGAAGCAAGATTGATGGATGGTTTGTCCGGAAACATGAAACCGGTATCAGTTGTTAATGCTGATGGTAGTGTCACAGAAATACCCGTCCCTGATGCTGCGACGATTGTTAAACAAACTTTGCAGGATGGTTGGGTGCGTTTGAGCGAATATTTCCCAAATATTGCTGTTACAAAAGAATTTAAAGAGCTTTGGGACAATGCAAAATATCTTGAAGACCCACGAGTGATTCAAGAACTAACAAAATATGTTGGTGGGTTTACAAAATTTCATAAAGCTTATGCAACTTTGACTCCAGGTTTTCATGTGAGAAACATTATTGGTAACTCGTTTCAATACATTTTGGCTGGTGGAAAAATAGAAAACCTTAAACCTGCATCAAAAATATATTTTGATTGGATTTCGGCATACAAAAAAGGTAGTACTTGGGAAGAATTTGTTGGCGGTCTTGACGAGATAGACCGTGTTGCGGCTGATACTGCAAGGAACGCAATGTTGGGTTCTGGTGGTGGTATTTATGGTGATTTGTTCCACGAAGTTATTCGTGGGAACAAAATTTATGATAACCGTGTAACAAGGTTCTCTCGTAAATACGGTCAAATGTCAGATAATATGTCTCGATTTATTTTAGGTTTTGACAGCGCAAAACAAGGCATGGATGCGGGCACAGCCACAGC